CTCGGACTCTTCTGTTGGCTCGCTTCGATCGAGCCACCAGGCGATGATCCTCAATGTGGAGATGGGAACGATGACGAGAAGGAATGCCACAAAGGCTGCTCGCACGCAAAAGTCCAGTGTGCTCACGGAACTGCCTCCGGTCACAAAGCCATTATCATGGGATGAACTGTCCGAAAAGATTCTAGAAGTTCTCCCGAATTCCGACAAGGGGAAAGTCCGTAAGAAGTACTCCGATCTCGCCAAAATCAGTGGGGAACTCTACGACCTGGGCGAGTTCGATCTCGCATCGCAAGCGCTGACACGCGCGTACGTGTCGAAGGGTGGGTTTTACCACTTTTCGAAAGACATCGTCGGGTTCAAGGACTTGGACCCGGTTTTCCACCCGCAAATGGTGGACTTCATCGCCGGTGAGGGCAAAAACGATTTCCCCTTTCGGCTTCTCCTGGCCTTCCGTGGCTCTTTCAAGAGCTCTCTCACCTCCATCGCGTATCCGGCGTACCGGATCGCACAAAGCTGGGTGGAAAATGAAGGCGAATGCCCCATTCGTATTGGCATCGCGTGTGAACGCATGCCGCTTGCGACCGCGCTTTGTCGTGGGACCCGCATGGTGGTCTCGTCCCCGCGTTTTCTTGAACGATTTGGCATGCATCAACCCGCGGGTAAACGTGACTGGTCCAACACGAGCTTCACCTCCGCGTTTCAACCCTCATTCGGCGGCATCAAAGACCCGACCGTGTTCACGATCGCACTGGGCGCGGAACGCACGGGCTTCCACTTCGACCTCATCATTGCGGATGACATCCAGGCGTACGCGTCCGCGTTCTCCGACGACCAGCTCGACAAGAGCTGGGAGCTCTACTCGCTCCTCCACTCACTGCTCGATCCGGGCGGCGAGCTCGTGTTGGCCGGTACCCGCTGGCACTACGACGACATCTACAACCGCATCATGAAGATCGCCGAGAAATCGGTCGCCAAAGACGCGGCGGCCAAGCACTTCATCTCACTGGTCATGCCGAGCGAGGTCGACGATGAACCGACGTTTCCATCGCGCTTCCCGAAGAGTGTGCTGGCGGAAAAAAAGGCGCACTCGGGAACCTTCGTGTACTCGTGCCAGTACCTTATGGACCCGCTTCCCGAAGGAACCAAGCGCTTCGCGCCGTCCGACATGCGATATCGGACCGAAGACTCCGACTCCCGACTCGCCGAGCGGGGACACTGGTTCTTGATGGGGGTCGACCCGGCGTGGGTATCGGAAGAACGCATCCGCGCGGGCGATGCCGACTCCAAGGCCCACTCGGTGGTCGTCACCATGGCCATGGACGCGGGCTGGAACTGGTATGTGTGGGACATCTTCCGCGAACAGTGCGGCAGGATGCAGCTGGTCCAGGAAATCTTCCGCCAGTACAAAGAATGCGTGATCAACGGGGTCCACCAGCCACCCATCGGCATCGGTTTTCAGGTGGTCGACCGAAAATACCTCCAAGAAGAGCTCGATCGGCAGTCGTTTCAGCAGGGGATGACGCTGCCGTGGTATTGGCTCTCCCACTGGGACCAGGAAGGATCGATCAACAAGAAAAAGCGCATCGAGGGTGCCCTGGAGGGGCTCATTCGCTCCCACAAGTTCTTCATTCCGCGCGGCCTGGAGTGGTTGGAGGACGAATTGTTCCAGTTTCCGCGCTCGCGCACCATGGACGGCATGGATGCGGTGGTGAACGCCATCAAAACTGCCCCGCACGCACCGAGAGAGCTGCAAGGGCCGATCACACCCCTGGATCAGACCTCGAAACACATCGACGACCTGTTGGCGGGGAAGCTCAGGCGGCGTAAAAAGCGCTGGGTCAACGCCTACTAGGGAAAAATATTGAGGGATTTCAAAAAAAGTCGTTGACGCATACCCAAAATGTACCTATACCCCAACCCGTAGGGGTGTAAGTCTCTGACTGTGCAATGGATGGGGGCGGGTGTGCCGTTATACGACTATGAATGCCCGGCTTGCGACCTCCGCTGGGAAAATTTTCGTTCGATTGCTGACCGATTGAACGAGTCGTGCGCTCGCTGCGGCATGCTCGCCCATCCATACCTCCCCCGCGCTCCCCACTCCAAACGCTTTTCTCCATACATGAGTCACACCTTCGGGGTCGAGATCCGCTCACCCGGCCATGAGGCACGCCTCGCCAGGGAGAATGGCTTGGTGGCGGTCGGCCCCACCGAATACAAGCGCAACGTCGCCGGCATGAAGCGCACCGAAGATCCCAAGATGCCCACTTTCGGCGAGATGAAGCAGAAGCTCCGCGAGATCCGCATCAAAGAGGGCCGCGACCCGGATTACGACCCGGGCCATGGGAGGATCGTCGATGGGTAGCATGGTGACCAAGCCCATCGAAGTGCTCTGGATGATGATCAACGATGGTCTCCGGCACCGCGATTCCTTGGTCGCGAAGCGCTGGGAGCTGGCCGAGCGCTACGCAGCCGGCAAAAACTCGCGTTTCGAGGGGAAGCGCCAGGATGTCGACCAGTGGAAGGCCGACACCAATACCAACCTGATCTTGGCCGACTACCTCCAGAAGACCGCCGTCATGATGCGCGACATCCCCAAGCTCTCGATCGATGGCCGCGAGTCGATCCACGCCGAATACGCCAAAGACGTCGAGCGCCTGATCAACCAGAACTGGCTCGCCAACGGCTTTACCGAGATCCAAGAAGAGTCGAACTGGTATCTGTACTGGTACGGAAAGACGTACCTCAAGCTCATCTACGACGGCACCATGAACCGCGACTTGGGTGGCATGGCGATCTCCGCAATCTCCCCCAAGTGCATGGTTCCGCAGCCCGGGAAGACCAAGCACACCGGGGGCGAGTACCTGGGTGAGCTCAAATCCGTCGACAAGATGAGTCTCTGCCGGGCGTATCCCGACCGCGCCGAAGAGATCAAGAAGCTCTTTACCCCCAAGGGGTTCTCGAACGAGTGGGGCTCCGGCGCCATCAACGCCGAAGAGGGGGCGGAGGGGCTGCGCACGGACGGAACGGGACTGACGATGTACTATCGTGAGCGAAACTCCCCGCCTCCCGCCTCGCTCACCATGGTGGAAATGTGGATGCGCGATGACACCACCGTCGAAAAGTACGGGTGGGTCGCGGAAGTCTCGGGCACCCAGCTCGCGTACAAGCGCCGGAAGAAGAACTTCTCGGTCTTCCCGACCGGCCGGATGATCCGTTTCGTCGGGAATCTGATCTTGGAAGACAAGCCCAACCCGTTTCCGCAGTTCCCGTACGTCGAAGTCGCCAATATCAACGACTGTCAGGAGTGGCCGGCCGGTGAGGCCGACCAGCTGATCCCACTCCAGGATCTCTACGACCTCCAGAAAAACCAGCAGGTCGACGCGGTCAACGCCGCGATCGGTGGCGACAAGGTGCTCTATTCGGAGCGGGCCGGCGTCGATCCCAGCCAGATCTCCAATGACCCGTCCGAGCGCTGGGTGCCGGTGACCAACCCAGGCGAGACCAAGAACATCCCCGCCCCGGTTGTCTCCCAGGCCTACTTCGTCATGAACGACTCGACGCGGAGCGACTTTGACCGCGTGTCGGGCTACCCGGAAGCGCAAGCCGAATCGATGGATGCGCGCTCGGGCTACGCGTACGAAGTCATCAACGAAGAGAAGCGCGGGCGCCTGAAGCTCAAGACCTACAGCTGGGAGACCGGAGTCGCCGAGCTCGCCAAGCTGCAAACACTATATATCGGCATGTTTTACGAGCGGGGCTGGCATTATACCATGGAGACCGATCTTCAGGGTGTCACCCCAGATCTGTTCAATTACACGGTTACAGCGGGGCTGAACCTGCCGGCCTCTCGACGCACAACTGAACAATATCTGTTGAACCTGTTCGATAAGGCCGGGGCGATTCAGACCCCGCTGCAAGCCGTGTTGTTCGAATACATCATCGAGCAGAGCGATCTGCCCAATAAAGATCATCTCCAAGAAGCCGCCAGTCAGCAGACCAAGATGGTCATGCAGATGGCGATGGCTCCTCCCGCACCCGGTCCGGGTGCGAATCCCAATCTACAGGTGGTGCAGTGATGATGACTCCTGGTTCACCGGGTGGTCCCAGCTTCTCGGGTGGCAATGACCCGGTCCGGAGTGCAGCGCTCACCATGTTGCAGCGTGGGGGCAGCGGGGGCGCTCCCGCGCCAGCCGGAGCCGCGGCCCCGGGGGCTACTCCGGGCGCCGGCGGCTCATTTGGTTCGATTATGGCCCAGGTGACCGCGGCCATCGTCAACAAGGTCCAGACCGAAGGGTGGACCGACGATGATTCCGCGATCGTCGCGCAATTTATGGGGACGCTCCAGCAGTTGGCAGCGCCCTTCCAAGGACAGGGCGGTGGAGGTGCCCCGATGCCGGGCGCTCCTCCCGCGGGTCCGCCGGCCACAGGTATACAGCCGGCAGGACCGATGATGGCGCAGGGTGCACCCACACTGGGTGGACCGCGCTACTAGACGGCATCAAACGGAAAGGGAACCAATGTTAAACGGCGACCCGACTCCCGTCACCCCGGACGCTTCCGGTAATGCAGCTGCGGCTCCGGCCCCCGCTGCCACCCCGGCACCGTTCGACACGACGGCATTCGAATCACGTTTGAAGGAAGTGGACCCCAGCTGGACGCTCGATAGCTTTGTCGACCATGCGAAAAACATGCGACAGACGCTCTCCACCCAAGGCCGGGAGTACACCCAGATGAAGCAGAACTTTGAACGAGTTCGGCCTCTCCTGGAAGCGGCGGACGCAGATGACGAGCTTCGGTCGGCGATCGACGACACGATCCGGACGCACTATGACAGTCGTTCGGGTCAGGGTCGATACGCCCAGCCCACGCCCACGAATCTCACCGCCGGTCTCGATCCGGTTCGTAACGAAATGAACCAGCTCAAGACAGACGTGGTGATCATGCGTATGGAAGGTCAGCTCTCGGAGCTGGCCGAAAAAGGTTTTCCGATGGACCAGGTCCGACGGGATGCCGTTATGACGCGCGTCTTGGACAGTGGATGGGGAAATGTCCGCGACCATTACATGTCGCTCTACGGGGACGAGATCATCGCCGCGCGCGAGGCGGCCGCTGCATCAAAAGCAGCCGAAGCCGCCCAGCGTAACGCCGGTGCGTACCGACCCGTGGGATCGACCAACCAGCCGAGTGGCCACGCGCCCAACGTGGCGGCCATGTCGGAGGCGGAAGCGGACACCTATGCCATTGGCAAGATTCGCGAACTGGGCATCCGGTCGCTCCCCAAAATCGGGAACGGCTAGCGCACGATCACCCCTAAACCAAAAGGGGTGTCGCAGTGCCGACATATTCCGAACTCTCGTCCCTCACCCGGGATCTTTACCTCCCGGGCGTGGGAACCAATTTTGGTAGCGAGTCGGTCTTTCTGAAATCCGCGCTCTCCAAGGGTCGCAAGACCTCCGGGGGTGCGAAGATCGCAAAGACCGTCGCCTACCAGTACACCAAGGGCAAAGCCTACGGCCGCGGCGAGCAGATCGACGTGTCCGGTGAGCAGAACACGACCATGGCCAAGTGGACCTATCGGTACTACGACTGGCCCATCACCATCACCCGCCAGGATCAGCTGGAAGTGAACGGCGAAGCCATGGTCCATGACCTCATGAAGACCAAGATGATGGTCGCGCGGCGCGGCGCCGAAGAGATGCTCTCGACGCATCTGTTCACGGGCACCGGCAACGACACCACGAAAGAAATTTCGTGCCTCGACCACGCCTTGGACAACACCGGCAACACTCTTGCCACGTCGGCAACCTACGGGGAAATCTCGAAGACGACCGATACGTGGTGGGGGGGGAACGTCTTAACGCTGGGCGGCAACACCCACGGTCCGGTGTATTCGAATCTCCAGAAAGTCTGGAGGCTTGCGCATGACGGGACCATCCAGCCGACCTTGGTGCTGGTCGCGACCGGTGCGTTCGATACGTACATGTCGACCCAGCAGCCCCAGCAGCAGTTCCTGAACGACGACTCGCTGACGTCTGGCTTCCGCCGGACGATGTTCAACGGTCGTCCGATGGTGGCGGATGGTCACATGGTCGACTCGGCCACCGAGACGGCCAACCGGGTCTATATGCTCAACATGGACTACTTCGATCTGATCACCCACGAAGATGAAAACTTCACCTTCGAAGACTGGGCGAAGCCGATCGACCAGAACATGTTGGTCGCTCACCTGCGCTGGGCAGGAAACGTCGTGACATCCGATCCGTCGCGTCACGCCGTCGGTTACAACTTCGACTGGGACGCCACCGCGGCGTAAAGGAGGTAATCACAATGGGACAGCAGATCGTTTTTTTGACCAGCGTGGATACCACCTCCGCGACGTTGTCGGATCTCGGAGTTGGCATCGATTCATCGACCATTCGCACCGAGAATGGAAAGCGATATCGCGTGTTCAAGAACGGCACTTCGGCCTCCGCGACCATCGCGGCCAAGCGCGGTCTTGAAATCTCGGCGTATTCGACAACCAACCTTGTGGCGTCGGTCATCATCTACACCAACACCACCAGCGCTGCGGTTGGGATCACTCCCAACTTGATCAATGGCGTGGCCGCTGCGGCCGTGCCCGGAGATCACTATTTCTGGGCGCAGGTTGGTGGCATTGCGACGGCGAACGGCACCCTGGCGACAGTCGGGCTCCCGTTCAAGTTCGTGGCCACCGGCACGGTGGCGGTGGCGGCGGCGGCTGACACCTTCGACGCCTGCGGCACGGCCTTGGCCGTGATCTCGACGGCGGACGGAGCGGTGCTGCTCAACATCGCGTAAGCGAAACGGGGAGGGGTGTCATGCAAGGGCACCCCTCCCCGAACTGAACGGAGAATTTGAATGTCGACTCCAATTGGTCCGACCGCACTCAAAATAGTGAGCTCCGACATCAACAAGGTGGGCGGTGAATACGCCTATCTGGGGATGATTCGAGAAGGTGTGGACGGACGAGAATACAAGCTCGTCCAGTCGTACGATATCTCGCTCGCGAAGACGGTTTCTGCCACCCGGCAGTACATCGTTGGATTAAAAGGCGGCACAGGCTTCAAGGTCCAGCTCGCCTTGGATTCAGCCCGTTGTAACGGTGTCACCGTGGCGGGCTTGTCGGACAACATCGTCTCAGACAATCCGGGTGCGGGCGTGGTCGGGAGTTATTTCTGGATTCAGGTCAAGGGGATCGCGAGCTCGGTGTACGCACCGGGTGGTGTGATCGGAACTTATATGTACTCGACTGGTACCGGTATCGGCACCACGATGTCGATTGTGAGCGGGGTCGATTCAGACCCGACCGCCATCTTCACGCTCAACCGCGTGGGTGTCATCGGTTGGACCATCAGCAATCCGAACTCCGACAACCTGTGTGCCGTGGACATCGCTCCTGGCTACCAGTGGACTGGTTCGGGTGGGGCATCGGTCACTACTGGAGAGGACACCTAAAGTCATGAAAAAATTACTCGTTGTAGGGATTTTGATGTTGATGACGGTGTCTGCGTTGGCGACCCAAAAGTCCAAACAGATACGAATTCAACCCGGTGACGCCACCAACCCACAGACGTTTTCATTTTTCACTCTGTACGGGAAAGAGGCGTCGTCGTGGACGTGCATGACAGTCGGATCGGGGGCGACGTTCAAGTTCCGTGGGCTACCGCGTTCGGATTATACCAGTTGGCATTTGTATCTCCCGTCTGGGGCGACATTCACAATGTCCGCCAACGTCTTTCCGGTAGACACATTGATCGTACTCCGCGACAACACCGCTGGTGGAGCCTACTTCATGGGGGTGACCCAGTGAGTTGGAACTGGAAGAAGACCGTGAGTGTCACCTTTGGGGTGGGAGCCGTCGGAGTCGGGGCCATGATGATGACCTCTGGGCCCAACGACGCCAACACCCAGAGCTTTGGGTATGGTGGTGGAAGCTCTTCCTCGTCCAGCTCGTCCGCCGCGCTCAATACGAACCACATTGCCACCTTGGTGGTAGCCGTAGACGACCAGTCTAAGGAGTGGTTCAACGGTACGGTGAATGGTGTTTCTATCAGGACCATATGTAAAACGAATGGCCTCAAGTTGGGCTTTTCCATTAGCGCTTACTACGTCGAGGGTGGTGGAGGATCGGACACGTCGGCCACGGTACTATCCACTGGAAATCTACGTAATCTGGTCGCCCACGACGGCGACGAGATTGGATCTGGGGGATATTTCGAGGGCACGCAGGGCGGCACAAACGGGAACTGGTGGCACGGCGACACCGGAAAGTTCGCAACCGGATCATGGACTCAAGCTCAGCTCGATGCCGCGATGGATCTCCACTTTAATGGAAACCGCCGTGCCATTGAGGACACTCTGAATCTTGGCGTGATGGCCGACTGGCATTCTCACTCAAACTCCAGCGGGTCAGATTTAGTCTATCCGTATATGATCGCGGCGGGGATCAAGTATGGCATCAGCAGCATCACGATGCCGGTATCTTCGCAGACGCGTACGAATACATGGTACATCACACAGGACGCGCCGTGGGGGCGGTGGGGATCGGGTGGTGCGAAGGGAACATTCGTGTCGGCATTGCCGGGGCAGCACACGAATCGTTTTGAAATTGCCCAGACCGTCACCGAGAGCATGACGCTGGCGCAGTGCAAGGCCACAACGCAGGCAGCGGAGCAGCTTGGCGCACTCATTGTCTACAACCTACATAGGGCTAGCGATCACAACACCACGCTGGGCGGTGGCAACGGCTGGAAGACCTTGGTTGAGTACTGGAAGGCCGAAGTCGACGCAGGCCGCCTACAGATCGTCGTGCCGAGTGTTGGATTCAAAAAGTACTTCGACAACAAGTGGTCCGATGCAATGGCGTGGGGGACGAACGATTTTCCCGACTACGATGCTGACACCCATCTCGATATGTGGGCGGCCAACAAAGGCACAGCCGCCGCCGCTGACACGGCCCTTCTGAATCCGTATTCGAGCGCGGCGGCCTTCAAGTACGCGGGCCACACGACGATGCGGCTCAACTGGGCTGGAGCGGGCGGAGGAAATGTGCCCTGTGACAACGGGGGCACGCTCGCCCCGAATGTCTCGTGGGAATACGGCAACGCCTGGAAGGCGGTATTCAAGCCAGCCGGTACGGGGTGGACCATCACGGCATGGATGCGAACGATCTGCGATCCAACGGTGGCGAGTGGAGTGGCTCCCGCGACGAAGTACATCGGCATCGACTTCTTCGCGCCGCACCCCCGCGATTCCTACCAGTACGCCACATCGGTGACGCAGCAATTTGACTACGTTAGCGCGATCTCATCGACCGTGGACTACCTACAAGATCAGATGTCATTCCGAGGCATGGCGGAAACGAACCGCCCCGGCGCTCCGATCACGTTCGCTGCTGTAAACGCCACCAACGTCGGTGCCACGAAAGAGTGGCTCTTCGTTGAATCGAGCTGGGACATTCCATGGGATGCGCCGGTGATCTTCGTGAACGTGTTCAAAGATCCGCTGTTCCCAGCAAACGAAGTGATCATTACCGACCCGGTGATCCAGTTCTACAACCGCAACACGGGCGAAGTTATCGACGCGCAGTAATTAACGGGAGGAAAGCCATGTTAATCAAGGATGATGTTCCGGGGATCGGTGGCGTGTTTGACATCTCGCACATCAAGGGTGCTCGGGGTGTTTTCAGTTTCTCGGATGCGCAGAAGAAGGCCATCCTCGATGAGGGGGGTACCGAGGCGCTGATCCATCACTACGTCACCAAGATGGGTGGCACCGTGGTGAATCAGTTTGGTATGCACAACAAGCTCGTGAACACCGGGCTCGCCATGATCATCAACCTGCTCAAGGGGACGCCCGCCACGGCGATCCCGACCTTGATGCAGCTCGGCACGGGTGGCGTTCCTGGCAACCTCGGCGTGCGGACGCAGAATGGATGTATCACTCCGATCGTGGTTCCGACCGCTGCCGGGCTTGAGGAAAAAGCCTTCACCACGACGCCAGCGATTGGTGATAACGGATCAACTGGCAACAAGCTCACGTTTGTTACGGCCTTCACCGCCACGGGTACTAAGGGTCCGAATGAAGTGTCCGTAAGGGCAGCCGGCCCGCTGGCCTTGTGCTACGCACCGTTCACGTCTGGGACGGTCACGGTTGGAAACACCGACGTGCTCACGGTGACGTACGCCTTTACGCTCGTGCCGTAAATGATTCTGGTTGACTGTGTAGATCGCGGGACGACGTCTCAGGCGGAGGCGTCGTTTCGTAATTCGCATTTTCACATCCACATCGCGCAGGTTGAAGCCTACACCTTGACGGGCACGCGACTGGATTACACGCGGCCCTTTTGGCCAGGTGACTTTTTGCTGTTGGGTGGTGCGCCATGGCCGACCGTTCCGCTTCATCCGGCCGCGCCGGTCGACAACACACCGGTCATCGACCTGACGCTTCTGGCCACGCGGAATCGAATCCGGTCGACGATTACGGCCTACATGCTGGCGCATCCCTGCGAAGGGATTATGCTCGACACGCCGTTTCAGTACGCAACCGGGCAGGACGCTCAGGCGTTGGAGGTGCTGGAGGGAATCAGGACGGATCATCCGGGGCAGATCGTGATGCTCAACTTTGGGGATCTGTTCACCTGGGCGCAGCCCACCGGGACAACGAAAACGACGGTGGCCAGCTCGTATACGTATCAGTTCCCGCAGGTTGCGTTCGATGTGGACCCGAGTGGAACGACGCTCGGCGATCCCTCCAATTACAACACGAGGCTTTCTCTCCTCACGTCCACGCTCAACGCGAGGTCACTGGCGGGGAAGCATGTGACACTCGGGTTCTATGATGCGGGTGGAGCGCACGCGCAGATCGCAGAAGACATCATGACCACGTGCTCGGCGTATTCCAACACGTCGATGTACTACGCGACGGTCAGTTTCTCTAACACGATGCCGCTTCGGCAGTGGCAGTGGAACGAGGCGTTACCAGAACCCGTGGCAACCCAACTTGTATACCCGATTGGTACTTCCGATGTGGCCCCGTACACGGGTGATCAGTACCCAAACGGGCATGAGTGGACGCCATCCAGCGGTGGCAATGGTCACCATTTATTGTTGGACGAGGTCACTCCCAACGAAACCGACAAGATCACGGTGGCTGGCTTCTCGGGCGGGAAGGTCGAGCGAATTGTCATGGACAATGGTGGGACGGACATTGTTTTGGTCACGTCTTACCGGGTGTCCCTGCACTTGAATAGCTCGGCCATCGCCAACGCCCCGGCGCTTCGGGCGCGGTTCTACGTGAACCATGTCGAAAAAGACATGCGCGAGTTCGAGTGCGACACAGGTGGGTCGTGGGACGACATCGAGTACACGATCAACGGCCTGTACATTGACGCCGCGGAATGGTACGCGGGTCCGATCGAGGTTGAGCTCACCCCAATCAACGGAGATGCTGGCTATCTGCCTGCCTCGTAACCATGGCTGAATTCAGCATCGATATCGACCGAATCATGGGGACGATTGGTTACTCCCCGGCGGCCACGCTCGACATTGGCTCGCTCGGTGTCATTGTGGTGAAGCAGACCTCGGAGTACATCTCCCCGGCCAACGTCACCAACGCGGAGAAATTCTCCTCCCAGATCAACACGGGACAGGGGCAGGGCGTGGGGCAGGCGTTCATTCCAGGCGGTCAGCTTCAAAATGGTTCGAAGTGGCTCGTGTTCTACAGCGGGACGTTTGGCGCCACCACGGGTGGCGCGGATGTCGGCTATCTCGTCCCCCGCGCCTTCATTCTCGACAACCAGCTCGTCGCAGAGCGACAGTGGGGGGTCGGATGTGCGGCGGGGCCGTATCCGTTCAGCAGCACCATCAGTCCGACAATCAACTCGGCCCGTAACGGGCAGTGCTCTGGATTCTTTTACTACACCGCCAACGGCACGACGCTGGAGTTCGGATTCCAAGTCAGGAATCCAGACAGCGTTACCGGCCATCAGTGCTACTTCCGTGACTTCGAGATCACCGCGATCCCGCTCGATCAGGTGGGCATGGTTTTCACGGCCACCGATCTGTTCTACAAGTCGATCGGCACGGACTACGGGGTTTCGCCCACTGGAATTCCCTTTGCCGATGCGCCTCCCAATGTAGCGGTTAGTTACGAGGACGTGCAGGACTCGGTGACGCACCTGCCGGTCACACTTGGATTCACATCCGCCACGGGCGACTACCTGCTTCTCGCGAGCGGCGCAGCGGGCATGTCCGGCTCGCAGAGCGTTCCGCTGGAATACCGCTTCACACAGGATGCTCATACCATTGGTTTTGGTTCGTTCTGGAAGAAGCAGACCAAGGACAACCGAGATCTGATCCCGTATAACGCGATGTACATCAAGCAGTACTCGAACGGGCAGGCCGTGTCGCTGGAGATTCAGGGTAAGCCGGGCACCGCTGCGATCCCCCGCTTCCTCTACCACCCGCGCATCATGGCACTGCGGCTCAGTGCGTTCGCGCGGAAGGCGTACTGGCGGGATAACGGAACCACGGGTTCCAGTCCGATTACCAGCGTTTACGGGAACTGGCAAACGGTTCGCGAGGTTGACTTTACACCGCTCGACGGAACGGGCGAGTACGTGCTGGCGCTGGCGCGGATCATGGCGTGGAGGACCGACGCGGGTGCGGTGATGGCACGGATCATCGTGACCAAGCCAGACGGCACGCTGGTCACGATCCTCAAGGATTGGGTTTCGACGACCAACGTGCTCGGCACCGACTACGATCGGGCCGACATCTTCTTGCATGGCTGCCACCTGTCCAACACGCCGTACAAGTACGTGTTGCAAGTGTGTCAGGCAGAGGGCACAGCGGGAACCGCATTCTATCAGGACTTTACCTTCGCGGTGATCGGCCTGACGCACGCGACCGGAACGGTCAATTCCTATTCGGTCGGTGTCGACGACATCTCGACCAGTAACAGCAGCAGCCTCGTGGGCTCGACGGGTGGATCGGGCACCACGGCGCCCGGCGTGACGATCGACGATGCAACCGGAACGGCAACATCGTTGGTGACGCCTTCTTTGGTGGTTGTTCCAACTGGTGTTCCCGCGCTCGTGCGACCGCGTCTCTGGTTCTACAACAACGACCGGCTCGCCTACCTCCGTACTCGGACGGGCGGTGCTGAGTACGCCTTGATGCTCGCGTCGATGGGGCAAGAATTCTACTCGATGGCGATCAAGTACGTGCTCAAGTGGAAGGTGACATCAGACCCCGCTGATCTCGCCATTGCTCGGGACAAGTACTTCGGCGCGACGGGGTTGTTCTCCAAAGACATCGTCGCCCTTTTGTGGGGTGGAGATCCGAGTGACAGTGGGTTCATGTACCGCTTCATCATGCGCGATCTTTCCATCGCGCTCGACTGGTTCTACGACGACTCTGGCGTCGACGTGATGACGGTGGCGAACGGGTTCCCGTCGAACGCGCGCGCGATGATTCGAAACGCGATTCTGGCGATGACCTACGCCAAGACGCAGACGCGCACGGCGGCAGTGGCGATGGAGCCGGATCTCGGGAAGCAGCCCTCGTATCTCGATTGGGCGAATACCGACACGCACAACAACCACTTCTACGACATGATGATGGGTGCCACCTACGCGGGCGCCACGCTCTTTGGCGAGGCCCCGACGACCTTCAAGTACAAGGCGTCGACCTACGACCAGCAGACCGGAGCGCGTCTGACTGGTCCGTTCGCGGCCAACACCTGGCTCGCGTCCGGAGCGACCCTTAACTTCGTCATCCCCTACCACATCTATAGCGGGAATCCGGGAAACTATTCGGACATCTGGCAGTGGGTGAGGGACCGCACCGACACCATGATCCTGCCGAACTTGGACGTGGACTCGGCGGGCGGCTGCACTGAGGAAGGCACCCGCTACGGGCTCGTTTCGGCGGGCTACATGACCGAGCAGTTCGCGCTGATGAAAACCTGCGCGGGCTTGAACTACGTCGACACCCACCCGGTGTTCGGGGACCACGGATACTTCCAGATGTATGCGACTCAGCCGGGAGCCTTCAATCAGGTCAATCTGGGCGATCACCCGGAGGGCGATCCGGGACGCTCTCTCATCATGGATCAGAGCCGCCTGACCGCACTCCATGTGGCGGACGCTGTGCCGTCTCAGCCGGTGGCTGACTATCTTCAGTACTGGATCAACCACAAGGCCGGCCCGATGGACGAGGGAAATTACGAGGGGATGGCCTTCCTCCTCTACCGCCATGACCGGCCCGAGGCGAACATTTCCGGGTTGCCACTCCACTACGTGGCACAAGGGACTGGCTTCTGGAATAGCCGCGACAGCTTCGCGGACACCGGCGTCAGTGTCTCGATGAGTGCGTGCTCCCACGGCGAGGAGCACCACCACTCGGACTTCGGGGCGCTTCAGATCTACCGCGGCGACTCGCCCAATCCGAACGACAACGGCTGGTTGACCATCGACATCAACCTCAAGTCGACCAAGGGCAACAACTGGGACCTGGTGGCGCACTCGGCCGACACGTTCTGCACGTCGGTGTTCCCGAACGGGTGGGCACAGCAGTACTTCGGGACGCCACCGTTGGTGCCTCCTCCGCCCGATCAGTCGCCTCCGCCTCCGATCCTGTCCTCGCCGGCTGACGGGGCGATCGATGTGGTGTTGCCCGCCACGCTTGCGTGGCTGGCCTCTACAGGGGCTTCGAGCTACTGGGTCGAGGTATCCATCGACCTTGCCTTCACGACGCTGGCCTACGACTTCTCCGGCATCACCACGCTCACGACGAGCGTTTCGGGGCTCGCCAATTCGACGGTGTACTACTGGCGCGTGCGCGGGTACAACGCGACCTACGGGCTGGGGAACTGGTCGAACGTGTCGAGCTTCACGACCGAAGCGGGGATTATCACGCCGCCGCCTCCGCAGGGCGTCAAGTTGGTCGAGGACACAACTGCGCTCCAAATCTTCCCCACCAACAACTGGTGGAACATGGATGTGAGCGCGTGGCCGGTGGATGTGAACAGCGCCGCGATCATTGGGGTTCTGAATGCAGCGCCGGGGGCCGGAGGAAGCGGTTTCAATGGCACTTTTTGGCCTGACTTTACTTCGGTTGCTGGGACTTTCGGCATCCCCTACATCGGTGTGGATGCAACGCAGCCGTTGGTTCCGGTAACACTTGGAAGCTATGCAGACGAGAGCGACAAGGGCCAGCCGGGCCAGCCGCTCGGATTCCCGATTCCGAACGAAGCGAAGAATTCCGGGTCAGGCGTCAAGGCGGGTTGGCGCGAGGAGAATGGCGACAACCATATGATCGTGTTCGATCGCCAGCGCAACTATCTCTACGAGCTCTACCACATCAACTGGACTGGATCGCAGTGGACGGCGGATCAGGCGTCGTGCTTCCAGATGAACACGAACGCCCGCCGCCCGGATGGATGGACGTCCGCCGATGCGGCCGGACTTGCGATCTTCCCCGGACTGGTGAAGTACGACGATTTGCATGGCTCGGGACCGATCCGACACGCGACACGCTTCGCGTGCAAGTCGGCCAACGGGTACATCTATCCTGGCTCGCACGCGGGCAGTGTCTCCACCACGCCGAATCACCATGTAGCGGGATGGTTGCCGTTTGGTGGGCGCATCAGGCTTAAGGCGTCGTTCGACATCACGGCCTTTGTGAACGGCTTCGGATCGTTGTCGGCGGCGAATAAGACTGGAATGACCAAGCTCTTGCAGTCGTGGAAAACCTACGGCCTGATATTTGCCGACACTGGAACGAACGGCATGGTTCAGGGAACGATGGACGCTCGTTGGGTGAATGGTGAGTTCAATACGGTATTCAAGAATATCCACTTCTCCTCGTTCGATGTGCTTGAACTCGGGAAGGTGGGTCCGTAATGGGATACATCGACCGGCAATTCGACGGAACCCTCTACCACTACGCGCGAGCGAACGGATCGAACGGCGTGTTCTGGACGAACTACGACAAGAACCCCGCGAACGGCGGCGTTGAGGGATACAACACGACCGGCACTGGATCTCCCGTGCGCTCCCTCGTCGATGTCTACCACCGCGAGGTCGTCCACGTCCTCAGCGGCAATTACGTGCTCGTCTACAAGCGCGCGACCAAGCACTCGGCGACACCTGTCACCGACAACGTGTGGCGCTGGCATGCGATCAACTCCATTGCTCCAGCCGGTACGGCGTTCAAGGCGGATGCCGGGAACGGGCGTGTGTTCCGCGCCCTCGTCTCGTCCTCGGTGACGCCCACCTACACGACCCGGCAGTCGACCGATTATGGGGCGACGTCGTACCGCGAAGAACTTCGGATGCCGATGACTTCTCCGGTGTGGTCGCTGGAAGTCTTGCAGGTCACGGACATCACCAACCCGACGATGACCGCCGTGGTGGCGACTCCGACCACGGATGCGATTCAGTCCGATGCGACGTTCCGGGGCGTGACGCTCAAAGATGCGACACCGTGGAAGCATTTCGTCTGGTCAACGAGCACAGACGGACTGACCCCGGCGACGATGAAGTTCTACATCTTCCGCTCCGGTGCCAACGATGTCATTCGCATCTTCAACTTGAGGCCTGGGCAGGAGTATCTGGTTACAGAGAGCGTGTCGGGCCTTGGAGCTGGCTACTACCGCTACTCGCTTTTGGAGACGTTCAACACGGGCTTCACGGCCAACACGGCCGGGATCATCGAGTTCACTCCCGCACAGCTTGGAACCATCGGGATCATCTATTACAACGTCGGGATCGACGACATCACGACCAGCAACAGCGACAGCGTTGTGTCGAGGCAGGTGGCGTTCAACGTCGGCATCGCCGACGAAGCGGTGACGAACAGCGCTGACGTGGTCGGCCCGAGCA